CGCCGACTTCATCAAGGGCCTGCACCTGTACGGCTCCAAGGTTGTCCGGCCCACCGGCCTGGCCGCTGCCGACGTCATCATCTGATGGCGCTGGTGAAGGGCCCGAACGGGCTCGTGCTTGAGATGGCCGACGGCATCGCCAAGGGTCTCGTGGACTCACCTTCGGGTGAGTACGAGTACGTGAAGCCCGAGCCCAAGGCAACCGCGAAGCCGTCGCCGAAGTCCAACTAGTAGTCGAAGGGAGGGCGTCATGGCGAATCCGGCAACCACGCTTGACCTAGAGGAGCGGTGGCGCCCTCTCTCGGCACAGGAAACCATCAACGGTCAGACTTTTCTTGATGACGCGTGGCGGATGCTGCGTCGTCGCGTCGAAGGGCTTGAGGCTCTGACGGCGGAGAACGCTGACGTGGCGGGCGAGGCCGTCCGCGTCATGGCAACGGCTGTGCTGCGCGTCATGAAGAACCCGGACGGCAAGCGCCAGGAGTCGATCGACGACTACGCCTGGCTACGGGACAAGGCCGTATCTGCTGGTCTGCTGTACTTCACGGATGAGGAGATAGACGACCTGATTCCCGGCGGCTCTGGCGGTCGCGGCGCGTTCTCGTTCAGCTTCCTGCCCACTGGCTACCCCGAGTCGCGGTTCGGCCAGTGAGCGCCCTCTCTGCGCTGCAAGATGGTCGCGCTGCGGCCGAAGCACGCATGACCGATACCTGCCAAATCACCAAGCCCGGCGAGGGTGAGCCGGTATTCGATGACGAGTCCGGCACGTACACGGACCCGGCGCCCGTCGAGGTCTACGGCCCTACGATCGCTCCACACTTCGGCAAGTGCCGCATCCCGCGCCGCGCGGGTGTCCTGACGTCGGGTTCGGCTTCCAGTTCCGGCGAGGTCGGCTGGGAAGTCGGCGAATGGCCGCTCGACCTGCCGTCCGTTGGCTCCGAAGACGTATCGCCGGGAATGGTGGTCGACTACCTGACCGCCGCATCTGACGCGTCACTCGCGGGCCGACAGTTCACGATCACCGAGCCCTCGCGCCAGTCTCAGGCCACGGCCCGCCGCTTTAAGGTCAAGGAGGTGATCGGCACATGAGCCGTATCGAGTTCGACACCTCAGAGGTCAAGCAACTAGCTGCGGATCTGTCTCGCGCCCCGGGCCGAATTCAGCGCCGTGCACCCAAGGTTTTCGAGGTCGCTGCGAACAAGATCAAGCGTGGAATGCGCCGTGACGCATCGGGGCACAACTACCTCTCGGGTCTGCCGTCCACGGTCAACTATGACCATCTCGGCGGGCTGAACTACGAGATCGGTTTTGACAAGGTGGGGCAAGGTAACCTCGCGAACTTCGCAGCGTTCGGCTCGATCAACAATGCCCCCGTGCTTGATCTGAATGCGCCGCTGCGTCGCGAGGTGCCGTTCATCCTCCGCGCCCTTGCGGGTGCCGGTGAGGATTCGGTACTCGGCGGGGACGGTGACCGATGAGCGCCGACGACGAACTGCTGACACTTTTGCGCGCGGTCACCAACCTGAACGTCTATGACGGCTATGTCGATGTTGACGAGACGGCCAAGGTCATCGCGGTCGATCTGCCGTATGTCGTGTTCTACGCCGGGCTAGGCGATGACATCGACGAACGCCCGAATGGTGGCCGTAGTGGTGGCACGGCCATTCCGTTCCAGACCACCTATGTGGGTGGGACTCGGGAGCAGGCTCGATGGACGGGCGTCAAGGCTCGTGCGGCACTGTCTCGCAAGCGGATCACGATAAACGGCAAGGAGTCGGGCCTGATCCGACTAGAGGCCGCGGCTACGATCCGCCGCGACGACGACTACACGCGCCCTGGCGGAGGACCGCTTTTTTTCGGCGTGGATCAGTACGAGGTCGGCTCTAACTAGTCCGCTGGGACGCCGGTGGAGATGCAGTGAGTCTCCCCGTCCACGGTGACGAGCTGACCGCCGTTGACCGAGCATTCGGCGTTGTCCAGCGATTCACCGAGGCCGCCGTCATCCCAGAACGCCACGGACCACAGGAATACGGCCAGAACCGTCACCACCAAGGCGATGACGGCCGCTGACATCACCATGCCGACCTTGGAACCCATCCACGCACTGTAGCCCGATCCGTCAGGAGCACCCATGAAGTACGTGAGCATCGCGGATTCCCGCGCTGGCAAGCCGAAGTCGAAGAAGTCGACTGCGAAGCCGAAACCCGTCAGAAAGCGTGCCGCCAAAAAGGCCTCTGCGAAGCCGAAACCCACCCCTGATACGTCCGTCGTCCAGGCGGCAAGCACCACACCCACCGATGGCGACCCGGTCGCCCTGAAGTCCGAGGAAGGCTAACCATGACTGTCACATTTCCCGAGGCCGTCTCGTCCCATGGGCGCAAGAAGGTTGTGATCCTGAGTTCCGCGCCCGCTGATGAGGCGGCGATGACGGCGACCGAGATCACCGCCGGTGTCGAGGCCACCATGTACCTGCTGGGCTCTTTTGCTCCGGCTGGCACGCAGAACAAGGGCAACTCCCCCAAGCGTGTCGGGGAGCGTTCTCAGTTGCAGGTGCTGGGTAATGCGACATACGAGTCGCCGACCCTCTCCTATGTTCACGACCCCCAGGGCGCCGACGCCGACGAGGCGAACGTGGTCAAGGCCGCGCTTCCGGTCGGTGGCGAGGTGTGGATCGCTGAGCGCGCCGGTCTCGATGTGGAGACGGCATTCGCTACGGCCGATCAGTACCGCATCCATCACCTTGTGCTGGGCGAGCAGTGGTTCGCCCCGTCGGGTGATGACGAGTTCGCCATCGAGCAGGTGACGCAGGAGACGGGTTACTTGACGCCGCCTGTCGCGGGCGCTGTCACCGTCTGATCGACCTCACGAGCGCGGGCGGGCGATCTGGCTCGGTCGTCCGCCCGCTTCGAGCCAACGAGCCAATGAGCCAATGAGCCGCAGGAGTACGCATGACCACGATCGAACGTCGCAGCATCACCGTCCGCCTGAATCAGGGCGGCTACGAACAGAAACTCGAAGACCTGCTCAACAAGACGATGACGAAGCAACGCGAGGCCGAGATGGCTGAGGCTGCCGAGGAGTCGGCAGGCCCGCGACGCACCGGGCAGAAGTCGACTGCCAAGGCGCTCGCGGCCGAGGCGCTGAGCATGGCGAAGGGGTACGACGACATGCTGGCCGAGGCTGAGTCCACGGCTGTGTACGTCGATGTCCGCGAGGTGTCGAACCGCCAGTGGGAGATCCTTGCTGACGAGAACCCGCCGCGCGACGACGTGCCGTCCGACAAAGTATCCGCGCTCAACCTCAAGACGTTCCCCGTTGCGCTCATGAAAGCCGCCGTCGAGGGCTCGTCCATCGACCTCGACGCCCTCTCCCGNGCGCACTTCAAGAAGCTNGAGCGTGAGTGCTGGGAACTTCACAACGGAGACGATTCGCTCCCTTTCGTGTCGCTCGTCTGGCAACTCAATCGACGGCGAGACGGGGAGTCCGAGCCGCAGCCCGGTTCGGAGTAAGCCCCGGACGTTTCGACGGCGACGAGCCGGTCGAGACTCACGAGCACTACGACGCCGACGGTGCGTACACCGGCAAGACGATCGTGACACGTGCCCCGGAGTGGGACGACTACTCACGCTCGCGCGCCCTCGCGTTGCTGGCGCTCGAGGACGGCCAGTGCCCGGGGTGCAGGAACTACGACTCGATCGTCCCGTCAGATCCGCCGCGCGNCGTCAAGCCGAACACGACCTTGCCAGATGGTCGAGTTGTGCAGGTCAGTCAGTTCCGCTGTTTTGCCTGCGGTCTCGTCGAGGTCGTAAAGCGTGACTGGATGACCGCCCACGAAAAGGACGAGCCGATCCCCGGTCGCCCTTCTGCTGGCGACGGCCGCATGTTTGTTGCCCAACTACGCGACGAGGAGGTGCCCGATGCCGAGTGATCGCACAGTCAAGGTCAGATTGACCGGCGACATATCCCAGTTCAATCAAGCAATGCTTGCCGCCTCCACCGGCACAAAAGCGTTCGTCCGCGAACTCGACAGCAGCAACGACCGCATGTCGAGACTCGTCCAGACCAGCCTTGCGCTCGGTCCCGCGCTTGTCCCAATCGGCGCGGCGTTCGTCCCAGCATTGTCGGGCCTGACGAGTCAGCTTGCTCTCTCCGCTGGCGCTGCTGGTGTTGCGGTCCTCGCGTTCCAGGGTATCGGTGATGCGCTCAAGGCGACCAACGACTACGCGATCGAGCCGAGTGCGGCGAACTTTGACAAGCTGCAGCAGTCCTTGTCCGAGATCGGACCGGCTGGACGCGAGTTCGTTGGCTTCCTTCAGGAGATCCGTCCCGAGCTGCAGGGCCTCCAGGACGCCGCTCAGGCTGGGCTTCTGCCCGGCGCTGAAGAGGGCATCCGCGAGCTGATGACGGTCCTGCCGCAAGCCGAACAGGTCGTCGGCACGTTCGCCTCGACCATCGGAACCTTGCTCGCTGAGGCGGGCGACAATCTGAACGATCCTCGATGGGTTGAATTCTTCGAGTACATCGAGGGTGAAGCGAAGACGACCTTGTTGGATTTCGGTCGCTCGCTCGGCAACTTCACTGAGGGTTTCGCGAATCTGTGGCGCACATTCGACCCGATCTCGGACGACTTCTCCGACGCCTTCCTGCGCATGTCGCGGGACTTTGCCACGTGGACCGCTGGGCTGGGTGAGACTCAGGGCTTTCAGGACTTCGTCGACTACATCGCGGACAACGGGCCGCAAGCGTGGGAGACGTTGGGCGCGCTCGGCAACGCGCTGCTGGAACTCGTCGAGGCCGCCGCGCCCATCGGTGCNGCNTCGCTGCCGATCATCGAGGCGCTGGCTGACACCTTCTCGGCCATTGCTGACACTCCGGTCGGTCCGGCGCTGATTGGTGCCGCCGCAGGCATCTCGGCGATCTCGCGGTCGATAGCGTTGCTCAATGTGGCCCAAGGTGGCGCGATCGCGACGCTCTTCGGCAGGACTGCTCTCGGTGGAGCCGGGCGGCTGGCGAAGGACCTTCCTGCGGCCTCTAAGGCGTTCGGTGGGCTGAACACCGCCGTGGGCCGGGCGAGTACCAGCGTCGCGGGCGCGACAGTGATCACCGACCGCTACAGGTCTGCTCTCGGTGGCGCGGCGAAGGCTGCAGGCGCTGCCGGTGGACTGGCGTTCGTCATGTCGGACCTCGACAACCAGATGGGCCTATCGAACACGGCGATGCTCACCCTCGTGGGTTCGATGCTCGGCCCGTGGGGTGCTGCGGTCGGCGCTGGCGTGGGCCTGACGAAGGACTTTGCCGCCGCGAACGATGACCTGTGGCAGGCCATCGACCGCGCAAATGAGGCGCTCGACCAGGGTCCTGGGAATCTTGAGCAGCAGGGCGCCGCGATTGACGCCACACGCCAGAAGGTCGAGGACCTGAAAAACGTGATCAGCGGTGAGGACGATTCGTTCCTGACGAACTTCCTGCCCGGCCTCGACGACATTAAACGGATCAAGAATATGTTCGAGGGCATCTTCGGCAGCTCCGACGTCGAAGAGGCCGACCGCGGGTTCGCAGGGCTCGGGACCAGGTACGAGGAAGTTGGGCGCGCCGCGCAGGATCTCAAGTTCGAAGAGGCCGGTCTGGGCGACTCGTTGGACGATGCATCCGATTCGGTGCGAGATCAGACCGAGGCAGTCGTCGACAACATCGACGCGCATAACAACCTTGCCGACACGCTTTTGGGCCGACGTTCGTCGATGCGTGACCTCGAGGCTGCGTTCGACGACGCGTCTGCCTCGATCGAGGAGCACGGCAAGACGCTCGACATCAACACCGAAGCGGGCCGCGCGAATCAGGACTCTCTCGACAAGATCGCCGAGGAGTGGAACGGCCTCGATGTGGAGATGCAGAGAAACGCTAAGACGCAGGAGCGTACCCGCGCCGAGTTCATCAAGACAGCGATCAGGATGGGCAAGAACGAGGAGCAGGCCGAGGATATGGCCGATAAGTACCTCGACATCCCCACCAGCGTCGAGACTGAGGTCACTCTGCGTGACCAGCAGGCCCGTGAAGGTATCGCAGCGGTCCGCAGGGCACTGAGCAACCTGGATGGCACGATCGCGCGGACGACAATCGAGACGATCCGCCGCAC